GTTCTAAACTAGGTGTATCTAAATACATGCCGAATCGTTTCCAAGTTTCGGCTAATAACACCGGTTTATAAATACCAGTCTTGTCAACAAGAACTATATCATCACCAGTAATTCCAATAGGACTTGAAATAAGCTCTTGTACAGAGCCACCGTGTTTGATACAGTGTAAAATCAATAAAAACAAGACCAACAAGGTGTTGTCAGATGAAGTCAAAACTTGGCCAGAAGTCTGCATGGGCACGTTCAAGACGTGACCACCAATATTAACATAACCATTGTAAACCGTATCATAATAACGGTCGACAAGATCATGGTATTCTTCTGGCAAAAAACTTTTGCGAATAAAATTTAAAACGGAGGCGAGACACATGGGCACATGTGCGTCGTGTTGAGCACCGTCAAATTGGTAATAATCACCTTCTGCATCCTGAAGTTTTTGCCAAAATTTATAAGCTTCATAACCAGGCACTTGCATACCTATTTTACAAGGTGTCATATGCCGTGCTGTGGTAAGCCTTTGATTTTGGTCATAAAACAACATATTGCCTACTAAAACAGTGGCAATATTAGAAGGTACAAACAATCGAGCTTCCTTTTCAGGAGGTCGAAGTTCGTCTTTTAACGTTGCTTCACTATATTGTGTGAAGTTTAGAAAATCTTCATATAATTTTTGAGGTGTAGTTCTTTTAAGAACATCACCTTTAGTTGGCCCGAAGTCCACATTGTAAGGTGGACCACAGGCTTTAGTTAAATCTAAATAAGAAGCAGCCTCTTCTGGGCTGCAAACTCGTGAACCAACAAAAAATGGGGCAATCACAGACTGCAATATCTCGATAGCTCGATAAAATTCGAGGTCTACCTCAGCAGGCTGTTCATGCTGGGTTTTCAAAAACCCATTCACAAGTGATATAGAATCTAAAGGAGCTGGGACCCATAATTGATCCAGCTGGGGTGGGGTCATTCCAGCTGGAGGCGAATAACATATCTTACTGACCGCAAGCGGCCGTAAGCCTGGTGAAACGACTGGGCTTATTACGCCATTGTTGACCAGTTTTGTTATTTGCGGATCCAGCAATATGTTTGATTGCTGGTTGTGACATGTCCGAACAGACAATTTTTCCGGGTCTAGAAGTTGGAGAGGCCTTATTCCCCTCCACTTCTCGAAAAAACCGCATAGTTTGTTCGGTAATAGGCGTTGCTATGTTATATTCCTTCGCACCGGCTGTATGGATGCCAACAATTTTTCCATCAGCTGTAATGAGTGGTGATCCACACCACCCCGGCAAAGTCGAACAGCTATGGTGTATTTCGCCTGCTACAGGATTGCAAGTGCCTGCACTGTATTGGCGTTCACCATAATTGAAAACTTGGCAATTTGTAAGCTCCTTAGTTTTAAGAACTTGAAGTATTTTAGGATTATTATATGAAGTATTATTTGGAAACATTATAGTGTGCATAACAATGCCATCAGGCCCTTTAATAGGGTTATTGCATGCTACTTTCTTTCCTAAAAATTCCACGTAAGTGGCGCCATTAACAACGTGTTTCATTGTCAATACGCCTTGTGGAAAAACAACTCCGTTACCAACAAAGTTGCTATCATTATAATATGCACAACAATAACATGGTGCACTCGCAGTTTTAATAATACCAGAAGCAGCCATAGGGCTTTCGTAGTGTAAACGAAAGTTTTCGGCTGGTGTAACGAGTGATAACCTTTGAGGTGGTATATCAGCGAATTGAACCGCTCTTGTAGCGGTTTTAGATTCAGGAGTCGCTGGTTGCTTACCATTGTGAATCTGCTGTTTACGCCTACGCTCAGCTTGAGCCCTTTTGGGGTTCAGAGGCTGTACGCTAGCTGCAACCAGCTGTGGGTTCACAACAGGTGATAAGTCAATGCAACTCTCTACTCGAGTATTACTTGTGCTTGCAACAGCAACTGGTTGTGGTTGCTGTGGTTGAACCACAGAAACTGAAACAACTGGTTGTTGCTGCGGTGGCTGTTCAATAACCACAACAGAAGTCTTTACTGGAGGTTGAGTTTTAGGAAACTGTGCTTGTGCCTTTTTGGCATCTTGCATAGCTTTCTTTTTCGCTTTTCCTCTAGCTTTCTTGTTATTATTGTTACTAATAGATGAAGGACTGAGACGTTCAACTGCATGTTGATGTTTAGGTGGAGCGGGCAAGACGTGTTGAGAGAACGAACTCTCAACCTCTGGTCCGTGATCATCAACACCAGTGTCGTCATCGTCAAAATTCTTAGCATATTTATCAACAAGTGCCGTATAAAAGGCATCATGTTTGTGAGCAGCAATGTCATCCCCTACTTCCTCCCAGTCTGGTATTTCATCAAACGTACAGCCTTGTGTACCACAAATGTCATAACAAAGTTGTGCTGTTTGCCTATCATTCTGGAAGACACGATCATAAGGAACTCGGCCATAACTATCATCTATGGTACCGAGCAGACAAAGGTAATCTACAGCTGCTTGAGCCAAGTCTCCTTCCTTATCTTCATCAAGGAAAAAGATTTCTCTTTGAGGGTCATTCTTGTTAATCATAACAAAGAAGCCAGCATCAGCATTAGTAAATTCTGTAGCTAAAGCCCATTCTGAAGCATCATAACGACGCATATCATCAGTAGAACGAACTTTTTTACCTAATTTAGATAGGGTTGCTGCAATGTGACGAGTGTACCTTTTAGAATTATCACAATTTCGTCGATGTTGTCGACGTATGTCAGCAGCCATTCTATTGGCTCGTAGACGAAGTTGTGCTCGTCGATTACCTCCTGCTTCAATAGTTAGTGAATCAAACATGCTAGTATCATATTTACTAACACGTTGAGAATGTCCTAAACCTAGAAGACTAGGGTCAGGCAATGAGACAGTAGGTGGGAGTGGGGCATCTCTGGTCGGGACAGGCAGCTCAGTCGTTGCAGAAGCAACAACAGGAGTCGTCACAGAAGTGACTGGAGCCGATTCTTGTCCGTCCATGAAACGCACATCCATTTCGTTGTCTAGAAAGCGGTTTAAACCGCCAGCTAGACGTCTCATAAATGAAACATTTGGCATTGAACCAGGAGGCACTGCCTCAAAAGCAGGAGGTGGTACTCTTGTATTATCTGCACCAAGTCCAGGTCTAGCTGCAACAAAAGGTTGAGCTGGCGTTGGGCTAGGAACAGTTGGTTTAATAAAGAAATTATAAACATTAAGAATGAATAATAAAAATTCATTAAATGTAAAACAAACAAAAGGTGAGCCTACAATCAAGTAAAGTAGTGGTATAGTGTAGAGAAAACAAGGATATTGAATTGTCAACATCCAAGAAATCATCATGTTGGTAGCAGTCCAGAAAGGTCTATATTCGACCTGACATTGGGCTGCGTACTTGACTGCAGCTTCGTAATCAGCTACGGCGCTCGCCATATTTTCAGTAACTGACGTGTATTTTTGATGCAATTTTGCTCTTCTCTGAGACAAAACCCGCCTTGCTCCTAGGTAGCACCAGACTAAATAACACCCCCATAAGAGGCTGACTAGTGCACCAAACAACAAACAAGGTGTAGCTAAGTTGAT